CTACCTCGTAATGGTGGTTTAAATCCACAAGGTTCACAATATCCCCAAGTTTCTGTTTTTGGATTCACTATATACCATTTCAAATTACTATGCTCACACGATACTCTATCAGCTTCTGAGGGCTCGGGAGGTGTTATTGGATGTGAATGTACTATTGCTATTATTTCGCCTAAATTATCAGCTTTTACATAATCTTCAGGGTCTAATATAAAACATTGATTTTGATTCATTGATAAATTTCTACAGGGAAAATATTTTTCTTTTCCTTTTATATTCAATAAAACTCCTACTGATTCTTTAGGATCTTCTTTCTTAGCATGTAATAATGCTTCTTCTTTCCACATTAGCCTGTAATTAAACCGATACTAGGAAATTCTGTTCTAGTACATTGTCTTTTAGGTGCTCTTACTCCAGCCATATCAATTGCAGCTGCAAGTTCAAATTGTACTACTGTTCTATTTTCTGCTGATTTTCTATCAATAATAAAAATTTCTTGTTTATATTCTGCTGTATTATCAGGAGTTCCAAAAGGGTTTACATTACTAGGAAAATTAGCTGCATCAAGAAATTTAGCTTTAGTTCTTATTCGTTTTACTGTTGCACCAGTTAAATCATTTCCAGTAGTTATTCCATTTACAACAAGTAAAATAGCTGAAATAGTACCTAAAGCATTACTAAAAGTTAGTGTAGGTCTAGGAAGTTGACCTTTACCATATTTAAAACCCTCTGCTTCTACTGGAAATTTAGTATATGTATTTCCTGCCCAAATAATATCACCATTATCTTTTAAACTTGTTCCTGCATGAAATCTGTAAGTAGTTGTAGCTCCATGTAAAGTATTATCTAAAGTTAAAGTAAATAATTCAATAATTGCAGAGGGATTTGTACTCTGTAATTCACTAACAATTTTATCTGTGCTCATGGTTCAAAAACTTGTCTAAAAGTTGCAGAAATTGAAGCTCTATTATTATAAGGAATACTTTTCTTCCAACCTTCACAAACAAATTGTTTTGCTCCAGATAAAGTAATAGAAACATTACCACTATTTGTAGCGCTAGATGCTGCAGTTACAGTAAAGATATTATCACTTGTTATAGAAGCAACAGCAAAAGAACCATCTGTAGCAGAACCTGAAGTATAATCTATTGTTAAAACATCGTTTAAAGCAACTCCATGATTAGTAATAGTTATGGTTACTGTAGTTCCTGATTGAGAATAAGTTCCTGTTTTAGATAAACCTTCTCCTGGTGGTGTAAAAGTAAAACTTGCCTGATCTCTAGCTCTACTTGTTAAGAAAGCATCTACAACATCAGCTTCTGTTTCTGATAGTTCAAAATTTAAATTATACCTTTTCATTATTTGATTACTAGGTAATCCAAAAAAAATTCTCTGTTCAAATCCATCTGCAAATCTTACTGTTCTTACAGCAGGTTCTGTTGATTTAGAAAATCCTGTATAAGTTGGACTAATTGAAGGAAAGGTTGCCATTTAAGTTGCTAATAAACCCCCAGGTCTTTTTTGTTTTATTAATTCAGATTGTATAGCACTAGCTAAAGCTACGCCAAGTTCTTTTCCTCTACTAGAATCTGTTGTGGTTTCAGATCCTCCTGCATCTACAGCAACATTAATATTAATATTTCCTCCTCCAAGCATACTATTAGGAGTAACAAATCCACCTCTAGCAGGTGTAAATAATTCAGGTCCTTTTTCTCCTACCAGTGAAGGTCTGCCTCCAGGAATAAAACCTCCATTTGCTGCAGTCATAATTGGACCTGTTACAGCTCCACCACCGCCACCGCCACCGCCACCAAATATTCCAAACCCAAAAACTTTTCCTAAAAGTGTGTTTATTCCTAGTCTTAATAAAGATGTTGCAAGATCATTGACAATAGATTTGGCTGCTTCACCTAAACTCTTAGTCCCTTGAATAGCACCAACTAGTGCATCAGTAATACCTGTCGCAATATTATCTCCTATTTGTTTAAAAGCATCTTTCATTTTTTGTGCTTCTTTTTCATTTTCTTTCATAAATAAACCTTGTTTTTTTAATTCTGTATTTTGATTTTGCAATAAAATTAATTCCTGACCTCTTACTACTCCATGTTCTTCAATTATTTCAGCAATGGCTAATTCATGTTCTTTTTCTAATTTTTGTAATTCTGAAACTTCTGCATTTATTTCTAAATTTTTAGCTAAACTTTTATTTTGTTCTCTTAGTGCTTTAGCAGAAGATTGAAGCTGTCTATCCATTTCTTCAAATCCAGCTTGCGTTAATCTATTTTGTAATTTTTCTAATTTTTCTTCTAATAAAGTTATTTCATGATTAGCCATATGTGTGCTTCCTACACCATGTAACATTTCAGCAAAGAAATCTGTTACAACATTTTTATTTTTAAGACTTTCAGTTAATTTAGCTATTTTTTCTTCAGTTTCTTCTATCAAAGCTTTTGTTTGTGCAACAGTTCCTTCTTCTAAAACTCTATTAAACTCTTTCTGTGCATTGATAACTTTTAAAATTTCAGTAGCAAAAGCACCAAATGCAATAACAGCTAAACCTATTCCAGTTTTTGCTAAAGCTATTTTAAAAGCAGTTAAAGCTACTGTTGCTTTAGTAACACCGCCCGCGGCTAAAAATGATGTAGCTGCCATACCTTTTAAACCAGTAGCAGCTAAAGCGGAAGAAGCAGCTGTTACTTGTGCCTGGACAATAAATGTAGATAAAGTTCCAACTACAGCAGGTATAGCAATTGATAATGCTTTAACTCCCGCAGCTATTCCAACAAAAGCTAAAGTTACCTGTCCTGCTTCTGATTCTAAAAAGCTTGTTAATTCTGAAATTAATTTAGTTAATAGCCTAGTTGCATCTAAAACTACAGGTGCTAACAATCGACCTATAGCTATAGATAATGCTTCTGCTTCATTTCCAAGAACTTTAAATACCATCGTTGGATCATTTTTAATAAGTTCTTTAAGCATTCCTCCGCTTTCTTTACCTATAAGTTGAAATGCTT